GCGCGAACAAAAAGTTTTTGATACGGGGAACGATACGGACAAACTACAGAGAAGTTACTTTGATAAGCACCATTAATAATTTGAGCGTGATAAGCTGAATCCTGCATAGAAGCTAAATTTGCAATATCATTACCAGCAGTAGGTACTTTCTCACCAAAAGCATAAAACTGAGGGAGGGTAGCAGACGTAGGTTCAGGACAATGAACAATTATACCTTGAATATTGTCAAATTTAGAAAAATTAGTTGTAAATAAATACTTAATGCCACCAGCCCACAAACGATAACAATACGAAAAGTATGATAATAAATCAGAACAATCATATCGAAACGAAGTAGTTGGCATAACTTGCTCAATATAATACAAATGACGACCATTTGGACCAGGAGTATCAAGCAAACTATTTGTGCAATAAGTTCGGGATAAAACATACTTCAAATGCATATCTTCAACATTACCAACTTGGTTTCCAATACTAGGAATAGTGTCAGACCCAACGTTATGTAATGCATTAGAACTATCGGAAGAATGTACCTCAGTAGACCTAGAAGACTGCACTTCTGGGAGATCTGCTTCAGGCCACACCTGAGGTTTAGGTATATTACGGATTTTAGGTGATAAATCAGCTTCTGGTTCAATTTCTTCGTCTGATGGGATAGGGGTGGGACAAGGACAATCAACTTCATCAGAGCCAGGTGGTGGAGGAGCGGTATAATCTCTAAACATTAAACTGCTTAAAGTATGGTCAAAATAAGACAAACCACTCAAAGGATCACTAAAATTATTACGTAAACAGCGAATTTCATAATCATCAGCAGCATACATATAAATATTAATATCAATTTGTTGTGCTGTTGAATTAGGACAGGAAAGCGGGGTTAAAATATAAGCCATAAGTACTCCATTACACGTTTCCGCATAATATTTACCACGAGTACCATCATTACTAATTTTAACCGAATTGACTGCATCTTTAGGAGCGGGGAAGAAAGATTCACCGTCATCATAATACTTCTGCCTTTTCATAGGTGTATAGGTATCATAAGGAACAGTTAGTTCAACTTCCTTATTCAACTTCAAGTCGAATACAACATGTGGATACATTGTAGCTTCTTGAAGCGTTGGAGGATTATCTAAGTTATTATTATAAAGAACAATACCATTAGGAACCCAGAAAAATAAAATTCTACCAGTATGATAAGGAGTAGAGATAAAATCAAATCGAAATTTAATTCCACCTCTCCAAAAACAATAAGGACTAGAGAAATAAGCTAAATAAGATGGGTAATAACGCCGAGTATGCGTAATAGTTGGAGCCTCACCTGTAACAGTTGTATCAGTCCAACACACCAAAGGACTAACTGGCAAAGGCCAGAAAGCATTATCCTGAAGTGCGGTAGTCCAATAAAACTTATTTACAAGCATGGGTATTTTAGTGATATAATTAAGATCCATTTCATCAGTACCAGTACCACAAAATGGAATAGAATCTGCAACAGAAGAAGTAGCAGGAACCAAAGAAAGTTTTTCAAATTCCATTGGTCCAGCACCTCTAGATATAGACGGAAAAGCACGAGGAACTGCATTTACATCAACAACAGGATTTTCAGGTGCATCTAAACCACCGAAGCCTCTTGATAAACCACTAAGAGCAGAGTCAACAAGTCCACCAATAATTGGTATTCCAGTAACTAAACTCTTAATAGGTGCACCAACAGTAGCAACAGCAGTCGCAACAGCATCTGAAACACCATCTGAAGATTCAGGAATAATAGGTTCATGTTCAGGAATAGTAACATGAAGTGAGGATATATCAGCCATAATATATATAGCAAGATATATAGGAACGGAGGCCCCTTCACCAACTCTCAAGGTATTTAATACTTGCACATTCAGTGTTCCAAGAATATCTAAAGAATCTGATGTATTTGTAGTAAAATAAGTTTGAATATGTTGAAAGGGTATAACTAATTCAGCAACTGTAGAGGTAGAAGCATCAATTAAAACATGAGGATAACCAGTAGCAGAAATATAATCAGACGGATAATTATCTTGATTAGTAGGCGCTATTAAAGGATTAAACCAAGCAATGATACGACCACAATTAAAGGGAGTTGAATTTAACTGGAATCTAAGCTTAATATCGAGTTTGTAATAGGCAAAAATGCGAAATAAATTACGCATAGTACTATTAACTTCAGTAAGAATACTAGGAATAGATTTAGGACCATAAATGTTAGCTCCAGGCTCTTGAGTAGTATTCCAAGGAACTTGTGCCAACAAAATGGGTTTTTGAAAGGTTTGTTGAAGGCCATAAGGAGTTTCCGCCATTGAAAACGACTTCGATATACCAGTAGCATCAACATTACCATAAGGATGACCTTCATCAACAACAATATTCCGTTGTTCAATAAAGGTTGTAGTAACTTTCTCATTGACAGAAGGTTGTTCAAGAGAAATTTCAGTATTATTATTATTAGCATTATTATTCATGATGGTTGACATCCCTATAAACATGATCTTTACGGACGTGCTCCCGGGCGGATACACAATAACTGTAAACAAGTACAAACAATGACAACATAAACATTCAAAAACGATGAAAATGAGAAAACAGTAATCATGAGTAGTCCTATAATAACTATTGATTCGAGTGACCAATTCGAGTCAATTTAATCCGCAAATTTCTTTAAATCTTTGATCTTGATTGTCCCAAGTATTCACGCAAATACTTTGACAATTTTTGGCCAAAAACTCATTTATCTTATCTCGATGGCGATCATAAAAATTCCGACCATGGAAATAAGAAAACCATAGACTTTCCTCTATATTAACACGAAGAGCAGCCCACTCATCTTCATGTTCACCACATCGAGTGTAATTTAACATTTCATAAATTGTGTTTTCATCAATCTCAGCCCATCTTATATGTTTATAAGGTGAGGGAGCAAATCTGCATTTAAGAAAAGTTAACTGATCTACATCTTTATACTCAATGTTTCCAATTTTTGATCCAGGTGTTACAATTATTCCATGCCTACCGTAAAACTCTTTGAATAATTGTGGATCAAAACAAAATGATTCATCCATTGTAAAAACACAATCATCACCATTACATTTAAATTCAATTTTATCGATAAGATCTTGAAGGGTAAAGAAAATTTTTAAATAACTTAAAATTTCCTGTACAACGGTCAAGAACCCCAGGTAATCAACAATACAATTCAACTCAGTTGTTATGGGATTTCCAGATGGGTTGCCTTGATGTTTCTGATATAAAAATTTTCCACATCTAGAAATAGTATGAATCATCTCATAAATTAACAATTTACGCGCTTTTGCCATTTGAGGACCATCATCATAAAGTTTATTAATTTGATCACATGCCTCCTCAGCTAATTGATCACTCACATATTTACCATCGAAATTTTTAAAGTCGAAGTCAATACCTCGTGAATTTTTAGAAATCAAATCTTCATAAATGCTAGTCCAATCTAATGATCTAACATCTATGCCAACACAAGCA